CATCATATTCCACATATCCTCTCCATATCCAGTAAGTCTCAAGAAATCTTCTTTGTTTCCGTCAAGCAAAGCCTGTCGGACTTTAGTTGCTGATGTATTTTCATCACCTCTATCTTCAGCATAGAAGAACTCTCCCTTACCAAAATCTGGGTCATTAGGGTCTTCAGTTCCAATATTGTTTGGATTATATTCAACGAAGTATCTTTTAAAATCTTTGATACGATCTGGACCGACTATAAAAACAGGTCGGTCAATACCGGCCTGAATTATCTTTGTGAACATTCGGATTGGAATAGAAGAATCCACTCGGATGAAATTCAACCCAGTGGCCTTCTCTATGATCTTCTCTTTCTGATCGTCGTCAAATATATCTACTTTTGTATTATATGCTTTCTTTCTGGTAGGAGACACGATGATAACATTCTTGAAATGTTTACGTGCCAATTCAACTAGCCTACCGTGTCCCTTCGGTCCAGTCCACGGAATGAACTTACCAAAGATGACAGCGGTAGGCATTTCATTTTTGTCAATGACATATCTGTTTAGTTCAACAGTCTTACTGGGATCATTCCTATCAGGAACGTTTACCCTAATCATTCTTTCCAGAATGGTTGAAAACATCGGAAGTCTCCTTTAGGTTTTAAGCTTTTCCGCCGCCTTTCTTATATTCGGCAGGAATATCAGGAGCCTTTACCTTCTCAACCTTTTCTTTTGGCTTACCAGGTTTTGCCGTCAAGTTTGCACTTGGAGCTGGCTTGGTAGGAGCCTTAGGAACTGGACCTGCTGGTTCAAGCTTTTCTTTTGGCTTACTTGGCTTTGCAGTCAAGTTAGCTGAAGGGCCTGTCTTAGTAGGAGCCTTAGGAACTGGACCAGATGGTTCCAACTTTTCTTTTGGAGCCGCTGGTTTTGATGTCAAACCACCACCACCCTTTGCAGGGGAGTCAGGAGATGCAACAACATCTTCTTCCATATATCTGTTTGCCATCTTAGCAAAACTAAGAGACTCTTCAACATCAGCATCTTCCATTTCTTCAGCATCTTCCATTTCTTCAGCATCTTCCATTTCTTCAGCATCTTCAGTCTCTTCGACTTCTTCAGTCTCTTCTTCTGCTGGAAGACCACCAAGATCGTCTGGAGCATCGTCAATAGGAACAAGGTCTGTACTTCCACATTCTGGGCAAGCACCATCAATCAATTCTGATTCTGGTCCTCTCCATCCACAAGGAACACACTCCAACATTGTTTCAGTAGCGACTCCACCATCATCAAGATCATCTTCGTAAGCATCAAGTTCAGTTTCCCATTCCATTTCATCTATCTGTGACAATTCAAATCTTACCTCTGACTTGTCCTTAGCTTCACAAACAATTTCTTCTTCTTCTATTGAAGTTACGTTGTACCAATCCTCGTCGACTCTAATGAGTTTACCAACAAGTTTTGTAAGGTCAACTGAGTTCATATCATATCTTGGAGTCATCTCTTCCTCAGCTTCTTCATCTTCACCACCAAGGTCGGCAATATCTTCCCAGTTGATTGCGTCAGCGTCTTCTGCTTCTTCAGCATCTTCCATCTCTTCCGCATCTTCTGTTTCTTCTGCGTCCTCGGTTTCTTCCTTTTCCTCTTCTTCCTTAGCTTCAGTAGCCATCTTGGCAAAAGCTGGTTGGCATTCTTCTTCGCCATTACACTCTTCTTCAGCATCTACTTCTAAAGTCTCAACCTCTTCTTCAGCTTCAGCCTCTTCCATCTCTACCTTGTATCCATCAAACAAGTCTTTAAGAGAATCTGCGAATGCGCTTGCTTCGTCTTCTGATTCAAAGTCGTGTTCAGACTTTTCAAGACCAGTGTTTGCGGAAGGTTCGACAGTTACTTTCTTTTCCTTTACGGAAACCTTTACAACCTTTTCTTCTTCATCTTCTTCAGTAGGCTCTTCTGTCTCTTCTTCTACAACCTTTTTAGGTCTTCCTCTTTTCTTACCGGAAGACTCAACAGAAATACCAGGAGTAGATGATGCACCACCTTTCTGTACATCATTGTTAATAACAATACGAATCTCACCTTCGTCAAGAGAGTTAATCTTGTCTACGACATAATCCATATTTTCCTTAAGGAACTCAATGTCGATTGAAGATGGGGCGATGTTTGCGTCTACAAATTCATTCTGAATTCTGTGTAGAGCAGTTCTTCTGTCTGCATACTCGTCGTCGAAAGCTTCCTTGATAATAGCAACTACCTTGTCCCACTTTTCTTTAATCAAAGTTTCGGCAGTAGATACATCATCATTGAAGTTTTCTTTAAGATATTTGGTAAATTCCAACATGATTCTTCTCCTATGTTGTTATGTTAAAAACTTTTATAAGTCCTTATCGTCTATTCCATCTAATGAATAGTCTTCATTTTCTATTGTTCTGGGTTCTCCAAAAACCAATTCCGATGGCTCATCTTCGTCTTCACTTCCAGAAAAACCATAAAAATCTTCAAAATCACTGAAGTCCTCAACGTCGTTTTCATCTCTATTATATTCGTTCTCAATCATTTGACGACTCCCCTCTTTATATATTTATAGTCCTGAAATTGAATTTATGTGAAATTTTCCATTCGTGTTTCTGATTATGAGGTAGAACGAACACAAACTTGTTGTGTGGTTCTATTTCTTCATCATCCACTTCAATCAATCCCCAGTTCTTCAAGCAGAAAGCAATAGCATTTCTTCTCAAAATATCGTCTTCACATAGGGCATTATACGCTGATTCTCTTGTCAATAAGAACATCTGCTTAAAATGTACTAGGTAAAATCTTTCTTCTTCTTCATACAAATAACAACTTGGGTATAGAATCTTCTTTTTCTTATTTGCTATGCCGATGCGGTTCAGAGTTTCTTTTATGACTTTGCTGTCAACTCCGGACAAAATTTCAACTTCAAGCAAATCTTTAATCTCTTCCATGTTTCTTCCTCCCTTAAACTATCAATAACCACATGATCCCGTAGTTGACTTAGTTTCATAAAATATCTCTTCATACGAGAAGTTACTGGTAAAGGTGACCTCTTCACTAACACCTTGATCTAACGAAAGAGAACCAAGTGTCAAAAGAAATGCTTCAGTAAATCTCCACACTGCAATTGGTCTCTTCTGATTATCTAGTAAATTCAAATTGATAGACTTGATCGTGTACTTACGAAAGAAGTCTTCCTGTCCAAAATTCTCAACACGACCATACTTTAATCCTTGCATCCACTCAAACAGATTTATATAGTTAATCATATCTTCGGATAGTTTGAACTCTATCTGAATCTGTGAAAGGTCTTCATTCGCCTTCATACCACCAAGAGGATGCCTGACTCTAAATCCTTTCATATCAGAATAAATTTCTCCCATATTATAATCTGGGAACACAACACTCTTTACGAAGTTGTCATATATCCTCATGTCCCTCAATGACCCAAGTGAAGGCAGATTAGAAAAACTAATCTGCCATTTGTCAGAATGAAAAAGATTCGGATAGTTAGGTGAACCTGCTGTTGCCATTATAGATATTTTTTCTCAATCTCTTCAGGTGTTTCTTTGATGATTGGTCTCAATGCATTATAGTCTGCATCTTCTGGAAGAAACTCAAATGATATCTTACAGACATCAACCTCAATTTCTTCTTTCATCAATTCACCAAACTGCTTGATCTCTTCTTGCTTTTCTTCAATAACATCGTTGTATTCTTTTATCAAATCAACGATCTTACTATTTGCTTCTTCTTTTTTCTCAGTGATCTGGAAGACTTGATTACCTTCAACCATCACCAATTTTGGTTGGCCTTGTTCGTCTCTATCAGCACACTCTTCACCAATTTGCTTTCTCTTATTCAAATACTCTTCAAATCTAGGATTAGATTTACTAGTTTCTTGAATAGCCTTCATCTCTGGTTCAAAGTATTCCAAGTTCCTAACAACAGCAAACTTAAATCTCTTATCCGCTTGAACATTCTTCATTTCACTGAGAAGGATATTAAGCTCTACTAAACTACCTCTTTTCATTGTTTCTTTCATTTTCAATCTCCTTGTTAAATTTAAGCTATTTCACCGTGTATTGTTATAAAGAATCTCATTGAACAAAGGTCCATTCGTTCACACGTATTGAATCTAAGTCTTCCTTCGTGCCAT